TTTTTCGAGTTCGTCAATCTTTACAGTTGCAATTTCCATCACCTTCTGGTGAACTGCAGCTTCAAATATAGTAGAAGCTTTAGTCTTAAACTCTTCTGAGAGTTCTTCTCCTTCTACCAATGCTTCAATATCTTCTTTAACATTGATTTCAGGCATGGAAATTTTAATTTTCTTTTTCTTTTTACCAACTTCATCCTTTTCTGGATCTGAGTCCTGTGGAGTTGGGCCCCCAAGATCTTCTGCTTCTGCAACATCCATAAGGTCTTTCCATTTCGCAGAAACTTCTTCTTTCTTCAGACCATTGACTTTATCGAAAAGGGCTTTGATCATTGCAGATTTAGTAGAAGGAATCTTAACTTCCTCTTTCTTTACCTGTTCATCTTCTTCCTCTTCTTCGTCATCATCATCTTCTTTTTCGTCATCTTCGTCATCATCTTCTTTGACTTTCTTTGACGCTTCGACTACGATTTCTTCTTTGTCTTCTTCAATTTGTTCTGGAGCTTCAACAAGTCCTTCTTGCTCAGTTTCTTCCAGAATTTCTTCTTGAGTTGTATTTTCCATAGAACTTGATACTCCTAATAGTTAATGGTATATTTCGTTTACTGTAGTAATATTTATAATATCACAACTTTGATAATAAATTTTTAAACTCGTTTATTTTTACTTCCTCAAGTTTTTTGGAAGTGGCTTTTAGAATATTATTCCTTGCCCGTTCTATATCTTGTTCACGCAAAAGTCCATTATCCCAAATCCATTCTTTTCCCTCCATAATACCTTCTACGAAAGCGTTAGGAGCAGAAGGATCTGCGACAATATCTGCTGCGGTTGCAAGATAAAAATCTTTTTGTACAATTTGAGAGTTCTTTTCATCTTGTTTTAATGTTCCCATTCCCCTTGAAGAAACACCTAATCTTGCACCCTCATCAATCAAACACTTAACAATTTGTCCATTTGGTGTGTCTAAAACTTTTGCACGCCCGACAAAATTCTTACCTTCTTTTACCAAAGAAGTAATCATGTGTGATGCACGATCAAGATTGACCGTTGGGCCGTCAGGGTGTCCAAGTTCTCCAAATGTACGTTTTGGTTCTACATATTCCTTGACATATCGATTTACTTCTTTTTCAAGAATGGGTAAGGGATATACTCTGCCGTTTTTATTCTTTTTTTCAGACTGCATGAAGATACCTTCAATGAAGTACTGTTTAGGTTTAGCTCCCTCTTCAATAAATTCATAATTTACTGCTTCTTGTAGTTCGCAAATTAATTTCATTTTTCTATCCTATTTTGCGTTACTGAATGCAAAATCCAAGATTTTTAAGAAAGATTTTGTATCTTTATTCATGTTATCTTGCATTTTTTTCTTCTTAGAACTATTTAGTGAGTCAAAGGTTTTAAGAATAGTTTTTGCAGATTCGGGGTCAATTGGAACCGATGTACCACTCTTAAACTCAATATCCGCTTCTCTTTTCTTTTTTACAACAGATCTCAATTGATCTACAACATCTTCCTTCAAAGGTTTTTCTGAACGTATTACTTCTTCGACTTTTTTTTCTTTTACAGGAAAACCTATTGATTTTCTAAATTCTTTGTATGTTTTCATTAAGTCCCAGAAGAAGCGATTTTGGTATATGTTCCATTTGTTACATTTGCCAATAAAAATTGATCCGATTCTTTATGAATAACGGTTAATGTAGCTGCTGGTACAGTAACAGAACCTTGAACTGTTCCATCGGTTCCTCCTTCAGTTCCATCACTTTTAACTACTGAAATAATTGTAATCGCTGATGCGTAAACCGCAACCGCCGTTGCTTTACCCAATCCTAAATTTGTAGCAGTTGTGGCAGTCTTTGCGGCTAATAGTTTCATTGTGTCTCCGTTGTTTCTGGTTCTGGTTCAGCCTGAATCTCTACTTCTGGTTCTTCAACTGGAATTTCTTCTTTGTCCGAAAACATTCTGGCAGAAACTTCTCGTTTTCTGGTTTCCAATCCATCTATTACTTTACTTGTAATTATCTGATCAAATGCATCGTGAACCTGTGTAGGACTACTTTTCATCGAATAATCTATAATATCTACTGTTTTAAAATTTTGTTGAACTTCTTGTTCTGCCATTTTTATCTCCAAAAATTATCTATTAATATTTATAAACTTTTAAAGGTGTAACCCTCTAATATTCTTCTTCTCCACCTTCTTCTTCACCTCCACCCTCTTCTTCTGCTTCTTTTGCAATCAATTCATCTTGTTTCTCAACTTCTGCCGCTGTTTGTCTGAGAATATTTGCTCGGAACCACTCTTTAGAATAATATTTTCCAACATATTCTTCTGAGTTTCTTGCAAGATCTAAACGTTGAGACATAGTTTCTTGATGTTTAAATTCTGAATAGTAATGATCTTTTTCAAATCTGTAATGAACTTTATCTCTGATCTTGGCCCATTCTGCAGCAGTCATAATATTTTTCAGAATCAACTGTCTTTCCATTATTTCATCAAACAAAAGTGAAAACCTTGTCTGCAACTTTTTGATAAATTTACTGAAAAGCAATTCATCTCTTGTGACTTCACTTTCTCTCCCCAAAGAAAATCCCGACTCTGCTTCGAGCCGCGAAACAGGAACATGCATTGCTTTGTATAATTTTCGTTGAAAATATTCTACATCCTCCAATTGACCAAGATTTTCTCCGCCAGGAAGTGTAGTAATTTCTGTTCCCCGACCACCTTCTCTACGAGGCAACCAGTAATCTTCCAACATTGATTGGTGTCTGCGATCATCTTTGACTTCACCAGAATCCGAATCGTAGACCAATCGGTTCTTGTAACGTGTCATGATGTCACGAATATATTGTTCTGCTTTTAGTTTTGGTAAGTTTCCTACATCAATATAGAAAATTCTGCGTTCTGGTGCTCGTGATATACGATAGATAACAACTGCATCTTCTACCATTCGGAGTTGATTTAATGGTTTAATTGCCTTATGAAGATAAGACATTACTGTATTTTTTTGAGGATTTAATAAACCAGAAGTGGAATATGCAATACTATCACCCGAAATTATAATACCAGAAGAGGATCGATTATGCAATCCGGCCTCATTGTAAGTGTACGTAGGAACTATATCTACTTTTGCTTTTTTAGGATCAGTTGTTTTATCAATTTTAACATTTTTAACTTTTTTAACTTTTGTAGCATCCAAACTTCGGAGTTCTACAATACCACGTTTTGGGTCATTTTCATCTATCATAATGTGATAATACAATCTTCCTTCAATGTACCATCTACGAAAAATATCATGACCATAATTGTTAAAGTTTAGAAGATCCAATACAGTTTCGAATTCTGTACGAACTTTTTTCTTAATACTTTCTGTGAGATCTGTTTTGTCGAGAACAACTGATACTGAAGGAAGGATATCATCAACAACAATGGCTTCATTTACAATATTATCAATCGCAATTTCACAATCAGACATTTGGGACATATCACGATATTTAAGAATAAGTTCTACCTCATTCTTATATTGTCCATCCATATCGAGAGAGTAACCTAATGCACCGGCTCCCGATACCATTTGAGAACCATCATCACTTTCTGGAAGTGTGAACGCAGGAACACTGGCGCCTGCCATGTCCTGACTCTTTCTTTCAATTTTGAAACCAAATAGTTCAAATGCCATTATATTTTCCCTTCAATTAAAATCCTGTTGTTGTACCAGTAATACTTTGGACGGTCTGAATTGATTCTTGTGTTCCTTGACCACCTAATGTTGCCGTACTATACCAACTATCATACACCCAAGTACAAGTAAACTCTTCTATTTCCGATGCAGTTGCCCAATCAAGATTGATTGTTGACAATGCAGACGGCCATGCACCAACAAATGTATAAGTACGTAATACTTTCCCAGCTTTACTGAATTGTTGAACCTTCAATGTAGATTTATACTGTGCTACATCGCCTTCACGATTATCAAACATTCCCTTGTTTCTTGTATTTAGTTTGTGATTTGAGATAGCTGCCATCCAATTTTCAAGTGTGTTTCTAATACCAAAATCTTCATCATTAAAAATAGTTGTATCCCATGTATCGAAAGTACGATCACCGGCCACGTGTATCGCCTTGCCATGATAAAATACATCATATGACCCGATTGTACTTGCAGGAATGGTTGTTGATTTGACTAAAAAACTTGCTCTGGTTGGGGGATTTGGTATTCCACTAGGATAATCAAATATTACTTTGAACAGAGAGGGCCGAGCGCCTCCATGTTTTAGACTTGCTTTAAATTTTGTTACTGCGAAATCTGATGCTGCCATTCATTTTTGTCCATCACCTATTGTCTATCCACCAAAATTAGGAGCTCTTTTGGAAACTTTATCATTAGATTTGTCTTTTACTCCATGACTCCAATAATCATATGCCCACGCTACAGTATATTCTTCTATTGCATCACTTGACCAATCCAAGGCAATTTCTCCCAGTTCAGTGGGCCACATTTGAAACATTTTATAGGTTTGTTTTGCAACTCCATCTTTTCCCATTTGGGTAACTGTTGCATCACCCTCATAACCACCAGATCCTAATGTGTCTGCCTTACCACCAAAAGTATCGGTTCTTTCTCCAGCTAATTTACCCCCAAGATATCTCATCCATGCTATGATTTGTGATCTTGCAGCCATATCTTCATCATTAAGAATTGTAACATTCCACACATCAAATGTGCGAAATCCAGGCGTTTTATATGCTCGTCCCATATAATTTACTGTAAGAGGGGCTAAAGTAGATGCAGGAAGTGCTGCAGCCTTGACAAGAATATTTGAAGTTGTATGACTAAAAGTACCAAGTGCGGAGGGAATATTTATATCAACTGAATATAAAGAAGGTCGGGCACCTCCACCACCTGCCGCTAATTGTGTTTTAAAATCTGTTACTGCGA